TGATGAACAGGTTGAGAAGGGTGAAGGAGTGATTTTTAAGGGTGGCAGTTAATATAAATAGAACATAAAGTACAATACATGGAGTTAGCGAATGTCCTTACAGCAATATATACGTCAGGTAACCCCACGGGATGATTCCTATGTCAATCATGTAGACAGGATTCAGAATATCTTAACTGAGGCAGCAAACCCGAAGCCGGGGAATGCTACTGTGTTTGAAGAATATGTTATCGATGCGTGGAACCAACTCCTAAATGATGCCAAAGCAGAGGAAAAATTTACTAATACTAATTTTTCTTCCGCTGAACATCAGGAATTTGCTCCAACTGCCTTTAAAATAGCTAGAGCAACACAATCTACAACTAAGTCTACATCTAAAATGATTAAGATGGGTAAAGGAAATGCTCTTAGTTCTGATTATACGGGGGCTGGGGGTGTTGATGACACATCTAAAGCTGATATTAGAACTGAAGATAATAAATTTCGCCTGTCAATGAAAGAAAATAAAGCCAGCCAATTGTTATCTGGAGGAAAAACTGATGCTATTCCAGTATTTAAAATTGCACAAAAAGAATATGGTGAAACAGACGATGCAATGACTAAAATCGAAACTGTTTTTACTGATGTTTTAGAAAGAATTGTTCCCCCCAAATCTGCTAAAGACCTCATTGACACGAAACATATGACTGGTTCAAGAAAAGGAAAACTTGGTATTTTAGTTGCTGCTAAAGATGAACAATTGAGAAAAAAATTTCCAAAAGAGGTGAATGATTTTTTAGATAAAGTTACTTTTGTTGATACAAAAATTAAAAACGATTTAAATTTAAAAATAAATAATATGTTTAATAACTCTCTTGAATTTAAAAAATATTTTACTTATGAAGCCGCTTCTGGCGCGGGTAAGTTTGCTGAAGTTGAACCTGTAGCAAATAGTTTTCTTATATTTTCTTCTAGTAATGGTAGTTCAGTGACACAAACTTTTACAGGTGCAGATTCTAAACCTATTGTCGATCTTGCTAATAAAATGAAAGTTAGATTTCGTTGGAAACATGGAAGCAAAGCTGTTTTTGCGGCAGACATTCCTGCGTCTAAAGAGTTAATGAATAATGAGGAATTTATACATGAACAACAGACATTTGAAAATTTACTTGCTGAAGAATTGAACGAAGGTATAGTCGATGTTTTTCGTAATGTAACATCGTGGTTGAAGAGATTTGTTGCGAAAGTTGTCGGTTTTGTAAAAAAATTAGCTAAAAAAGGACTTGAACATGTGTTCAAATTTTTTGGTATAGAACTTCAATCTGTTACGGCTTCTTGGTAGGTATAATGATATCATTCAAAGAAATGCTCCTAGAAGACAAGGGAGGCAAGAACCTTCACTTAGAACATTTAGAGGATGAAATTCTCAACTATGGTGTTGATGGTGGTCGTGCTGCTCTTAACTTCCTACGGTCATTACGAGACATGTTGGCTGGTGGAAGTCGTAGTTCCGTTAATATGACAGTTAAATGGGATGGCGCTCCTGCAATCTTTGCTGGAGTAGAACCAGAAACAGGTGATTTTTTTGTTGCGAAAAAGAGTGTTTTTAACGTCAATCCAAAGTTATACAAAACAACCAAGGAAATTGATGATGATCTCTCTGGCGCACTCAATTCTAAATTCAAAATTGCTCTTTCAGAATTTTCTAAGTTGGGCATAAAGGGGGTACTTCAAGGTGATCTTATGTACACGGACGATGTTGAAAGAACAAAAATTGATGGAGTGCCTTATCTCACCTTTCAACCTAATACCATTGTATATGCTGTTCCTGTGGATAGCAAGTTGGGCTCTATCATAAACAAATCAAAGATAGGTATAGTTTGGCACACAACGTACACAGGTGATACTTTGCAGGGAATGAAGGCCTCATTCGGTGCAAATATTGCGGGGTTAAATAAGCCTTCTAGTGTGTGGATGGATGATGCAACATACAAAGATGTCGCTGGTAAAGCAACATTTACTGAGGCAGAAACAGAGAGTATTACCAAAATACTGTCACAAGTTGGGTCTACTTTTCAGAAGATCAATGCGAATGGGTTACGAAAATTCCTAACAGTACAAAATGGTATGACAGGTGCGATTGCTGGTGCATCACTCAAAACCTATAATAACTCTAAGGTTAGAGCAGGAGAGATCATATCTAATCCTGGCGCCCATGCAAAGGGATATGAGAAGTGGGTTGTAGATTCAATACAGAAACAGATTGATAAGGTCAAGAGTGATGCTGGTAAGAAGAAATACACTGACATGCAGAAGGAATACCTAAGAGAAGTCAAAAAAAACACAGGAAATTTAAAGCAGATCATCACTTTTCAAAATTTGTTAGTTGATGCAAAAATGCAAATTGTTAAGAAACTAAATAGTGTCAAGGGTTTGACAGATACTTTTATTAAGACTAAAAATGGATTTAAAGTGACTAATCCAGAAGGATTTGTTGCTATTGATAGAGTAAGTGGTGAGGCAGTTAAACTTGTAGATCGTATGGAGTTCTCGTATAACAACTTCTCGGCAATAAAAAGTTGGGACAAATGAAAAAATTTAAAGAATTATTCGAAAAAACGCTTAATTTCGCCCAAAGAAGAAAACAAGGCATACGCATGAAAGTCTTGGCTAAGTCTTCTGGGTTTCAAATGAAAAAGAAAAGATCGTTAATGCGAATACGAGATACTGCAAAAATTCAAGTTAATGCTAGAAAAAAAGTAATCCAAGGAATTAGAGATAAGTTTTATAAAGATTATAAGAACATGTCTATGCAACAGAAGGTTAAAATAGATCAAGTTATTAATCAAAAGTATGGTGCAAAGATATCAAAACTGACCATAAAACAAGCTAAAAAGTTAAAAGCAGATGAACCAGCAAGAGTTGCAGCTGTAAAAGATGCAATAAAAGATAAGAAGTTGGAAAAATGAAAAAATTTGCAGAATTAATGGAAAAGGCTGGTGATACAGCTGTATTTACTTTTGGACGTTTTAACCCACCTACAATTGGCCATGAGAAGTTAATTGAGGTAGTTGCAAAACAACAGAGTAAGAACGCTGGTTCCAAGATGTATGTCTATGCTTCTCATTCAGAAGACCCAAAGAAGAATCCCTTACCATATACAAAGAAGATTGCTTATATGCGTAAGATGTTTAAAAAATATGCAAAGAACATCACTACAGGCACTTCCAGAACTGCTATCGAAGTAGCAGTCGAGTTATACAAAAAGGGTCACAAGGCAATCGTAATGGTTGTTGGTTCTGATCGTGTACAAGAGTTTGAATCTCTTTTGAACAAATATAATGGTGTGGATGCTAAACATGGTTATTACGGTTTCGATAATATCGAAGTTGTATCTGCTGGAGAAAGAGACCCAGATGCAGAGGGTGTTTCTGGTATGTCAGCATCAAAAATGAGAAAAGCAGCTGAAGATGGAGACTTTCAGTCTTTTGAAATGGGTCTCCCTACAGGATTTGCACAGAGCAAACAACTTTATCGTGATGTTCGCAAGGGTATGGGTATTAGAGAAGAACGTGACATGGGCGATATGTCAGATAGAGAACATCTCAGAGACTTATATCTTACAGGTAAGATTTGGAACTCTGGTGATATCATTGAGGCTAAAGGTGTAACTGGTAGTATAGTACGTAAAGGTACAAACTATGTGTCTTTTGCAGATGATGATGGCAAAGTACATAAATGTTGGATACATGAGATAGAATTGAATGAAAGAAATTATAAAAAAGAATATGCGAACTATCAAGGAACACCAGAACAGATTGCTCGGCGTTCCTCTAGAAACAAAGCTCGTAGAGTTATGGGTGATAAGACTAAGATAGGTATGGATGTAGGACACGCTGATAATAATCCTATGAATAATGATCCTACTAATCTACGCAATGAAGACCCATCCAAGAATCGCAGAGAGCCACGATTGCGTGAAGAAGAAGAAGTTGATGAAAGAGTGTCTGATTTCCTTCCTTGGTTGAAAAAAATAACTTCCATGTCTCACCCAAAGGGTATGAAAACTCTCACAAAGAAATTTGCCGACTTGGTATGGAATGATCCAAAATATAAAGACAAACCAAATATGGCTGCATTTGATGTTGCTCGTCAAACTACAGAGGTTTCTCCAAGAGAATTTGTTAGATATATCAATAAGCTTGTTGATAAGGGTGTTTTACCTAAAGAGTTAAAGGCAGAATATGAAGTAAAAGAAGTATTCTCATTCAAAGAATTTACACAGGCAATACAAGAAGTAAAACAAGATAAAGATATAGACGATAAGAAGGGTACACAGCCCGCAAAGTATTATGCTGGTGATATGGCAAAGTCTACTAAAGACAAGAGAGATGCACACTTTAAGAAAAAGAAGTCAGGCCCTGCTCCTGGCGATTCAGATGCAAAAACAAAACCATCTGTACATACTAAGAAGTTTAAACAGATGTTTGGTGAGGTACTTCCAGATAGTGCAACTCAAAAGGATTACATAGATGATTTTGAAAAGTCTGATGCACCACAGTTTCAAGGAAAATCTAAAGAGAAACGTAGAGAGATGGCTATTGCTGCCTATCT